ACGGTGCCTCCACCCTCTACCCTTTATAGGGGTAGAGGGGCCCAGCCCGTACGCAAACGTACAGGCTGCCGCAGATCTGCACGGCCGATTCGGTCGCCCTCAACGAAGAGGGCACCGGAGGCCTCAGTAAAATACTGGAGCAGATCCGCGTTCGTTGCGGTCGGAACACGGCTGACGCGCCCCAAGGGGCGTGTGATCCTGTATTCCCTCCGGTGCAGATTGACGTCCCACCTGGATTCCAGGTGATCGTTTCTCGTGTCACCGAAGGTAAACCAACCGACAACACCCGAGAAGGGCTCGCATAGAGGAAACGTATATCTACGTAACCCCTCGACCGCCCTCCTAACGTACTCGGCTGTGCAGTAATACCCTGCCAAAAGCAGGTTATTATGGACATCCACTGACGAAAGGACCTTCTCGGGCTTGGCCACGGACGGCATTGCCAAAATGCTTACTTTGGACACATCGTGCCCATCGTAAGCATCCAAACCGCATGACTCCCGGAACTTCCCAGTTCCGAAAGTCTTGTCGGCGTTGACCTTCAATCCGAAGGCATCGAGCAAGGCCGTAGTTACCTGCCAGGCATCAATGGGGACAATAATATCATCCCCAAAGACTTGGACCTCCTTAGAGGCAATCCTGATTGTACGTATGCTAGCAGTGCGTCCCCTAGAAATGAGGACTGCACTGATGGCAATCGTCGCAAAGAGGATTGTCTGGACAGGAAAGGTAACTGCCGAACCCATTGTGGAGAACTTCCGCAGCTTCTTATACCGCGGTTGCTTTCGATCAAGTTCCTGTGTAATCCAACGAGTCCTACATGAGTGTAGGGCCCCGAGGAGGGTTGGCGAACGACGAAAAAGACGTTCGATAACCCAACAGGATATTCGATCGCTCGCAGACGACAAATCAATCGTCGCATGCGAACCACACTGGGAGGCCCCCATAGCATATCGCTGATTGGCAGTCTGGTCTCGGAAAGAGATCGAACCACCAATCGGCGTACGCGAGATCTGGGACATGAGAAAGTCCCGGACTGCTTGTTGGCACCATTGAAATGCAGTAGGTTCCGAGGCGATAAGCCTAGGACCCCTGAATGTCTTTGGGACAGTGAGTAGCCGGGAGACCGGCTCAGTGGATGTTTTACATTCATTAAGCCAATCCTCATGTTGAAGTGAGTCAGCCCACGCGCTGTAGTTCGCGAAAGCGAAATCAGCGAATGGGAAGACCGATTCAAGCCTGTCCGGCCAACTTGGGAAGTGATATTTAAACTTCACGTTCCCTCGAAGGTCGGATACGGCACCAGGTCCGTGCTTAGTCCTCCATTCGGCCGGGTCGAACCGGCCGAGGAAGGAGGTGACGATGTCGGCTGTCCTTTGGACAACGTCGAAGTCACACCCTCTGATGGAGGAGACACACTCCTCCCGACCAAAACTGAATTGGTATTGGTCAGGATGAGTTGGCTTTGGAAGTACATGATCTCTAAACTGAAGATCACTAGCACAACCAAAGTCAGGACGGTCATCATCCCAATCAAGGGAAGGTAACCGGACCGAGTCGTCTGTCTCGACGAATTCGTGGACATGTTGATACGTCCTCGTCTTCGGGCAGTCGATCTTGAAATTCTTGAAGCAGGTTGTTAACTGCCGCAAGAATCGGATCGCCGCTATGTCGGGATCAGGCCTAAGCGCCCCGTATTCGTCAAAAACGCGTAGGAGCAACCCCTTGAATAGTCTTGGGATTGCAACCCCCCGACGGTAAGGTCTCAAATGAGCCAAACCCGACGGAGTTAGGCGTCCGTCTGCTAGACACCGATCAAAGTGCTTAGCAAACTGCACCAAAGTATCCAAGATAAATGGGATACCATGGTGTTTGACGATGGAGAGCAAGCGATTATAATCTCGCTCACAATCCTTACGGGACCCGGGCAAGTACTGCGCGATGTCACTAAACATCGCTCCGTACAAGCCTAGGAACCATTCTTCGTAGCTCTTAGTTCTCTGCATTGGACTTCTCCATAGTTAGAGAATCTACGAGCTCGAATGCACTCACGCCCCCCCCCGAAGTTAGAAGGGGGACCCTCCGCTACTAGAAGGGAATCTACGATTCCCAACCCAGCAGCTTCGCTGCGATGCCACCGGCCTTCACCATATAGAAGGACATGGCTTCGCTGACATCAATGATGTCAGCCGCGGTCCCATCCGGATCATTCCGGACGGTAAAGATGACCTCGGACAGCGAACCAAGAGGGATAGCCTCGGTTGGTTTCACGAAGCGTGAGAACGTCACAGTGTGACGGTCAAACGCCTGTGCACCAGCCTTGACGGAGTCGCGACTATGCCGCACTTTCGCGCGGTAGGTAACGGCTCCCTCGTCAAGAAAGTATTCTGACGAGTATCCATCCTGATTAATCAGGGGCAGCACCTTGGCAGTTCCACCGGAACCATCAAGAGTGATAGTGAGTGTAGATCCGAGCATTGAAGGCTCCTTGTCTAGCATCCTAATACAGCTCTAGGAAGTCATTTCCGTTGAGCCATTAGGGCAGCTAGTATTGCGAGTCGATCAGCCGTGAGATACGGCTGATATGCGCTGAGGGTAGGTTTGGATCCCACGAAGCGTTGCTTACGTGAGAACTCGACCACGCCGTCGCCACCCGTAAGTCCATTGGACCTATTGGTGACGGTAAACCGATGTGTGCCAGACGTCTCCCTCATCAAGCAAGCTTTGCTTGATGGAGCAGCCGCCACTGTGTTCCCATGTGCAAGCACATAGGAGCGCACATTGGCACACCAGCCAAGAAGCCAAGACCAAGGAATTAAATCCCAGGAATTGGCGAACGCTCCTGAGGCAGTAGCCCCAAGGACGGTCCTCTTGGCAAGCGCAAGACGCTCGGTGTCGCTAGGATAGTAGGAAGGAGGTACCGTGGGTTTCCACGTTAACGTACCCCAGCAGCGCACTTGTGCGATCTGTTCCTTCTTACAAGTGAGAGTACCATGGGAACCACTAGAGACGAATTCGTTGCTAGTGATTTGACCAGTGTACTCGCCCAACGAGACGCGGCGGCGTAATCCTCTCGCAGAGAAGAGGCGCTTGAGTTCTTCATTGCGCCTATCGATGTACTTAAAAGCATCGAGGACCTTCTCTAGATCATTATACAAGGGTATCCACCCAAACTCGGCAGACAAGTACTGTCCAGCAAAGTCTTTTCTTGCTGTATGGCGCCTGTATCCGCGTCGGAGGAGAAACCCGAGATGATGAATCATGCGAGGGACTTCATAGATTCCCTGAGCGATCTGCCCTAGACTAAAATCTGGTCGAGAAGGGTTAGTTCTCTCATAGATCTGTGTCATTTGAACAGATGTTGAGGGTAATCCAGTGAAGGTACCCGTAGTGTACGTTGTATAGTCATTTTTCATCCTCCCGAGGGGGAATGATTCAAGGACTATCCAAGTAGGGTTAGTATCATCCGCAATGGAACCCGAAATCAGGTCCCACCTAGATTTGTCGAACCGCTGTATATCAAGAGCGGATTCGGAAATCGGACTCCCTTTATAGTCATCACAATCCGTCGCACTGACGGCATAGTTAGACGAGGAGTCTGCGAATGGTACGTTGTTGACTTCGCCATAAGCAAAGCCAGCACCCCACTTCGTGTCAACATAACGCGAACGTGCAGTACGAGCCACGCAACCTACCTTAGTTTTGGGTGCGAGATTGCAAGCAAGTAATCCTTGCTCGGAGAGCCCCACCATGGGGC